CGAGGATGGCTCGGGCGCGAACCTGAACGGAACCGCGGTCTTCACCCCGTCAGCCACGGTCTACGCGTCCGGTGTCCCTGTCCTCATTCCGGACGTGCCCGTGCAGGCGCAGGTTGTCAACGGGTCGCTGCGGAACAACGCCGGCGAGGCGCTCACCCTCCTTGCCACCGACAACACGGGCCTGGCGATCGAGGGGCAGTCCGGGTTCTGGTACTGGACCGTGAATCTGACCGTCTCCGGGCAGGTGCTTGACCCCTGGTATTTCCAGCTCCCGTCGTCCCCGGCTAGCCGTGACCTGTACTCGCTGGCCGGTACCGGTACGAGCGGGGCCGCGTACCTGCCGCTGACCGGCGGCACTGTCACCGGCACGGTCGTTCTGGAGGCCAGCCCGCCGCTTGAGATCACCACGGGTGCCGGCACAGGGAAAGTCCTCACCTCCGACTCGTCGGGGAACGCGTCATGGCAGGCGGCGGGCGGCGGGTTCACCAACCCGATGACGACGCTGGGTGACCTGATCTACGAGAACGCCACACCGGCTGCGGCCCGGCTGGCAGGCGACACGTCGGATACCCGGAAATTCCTGCGCACCCAGGCGACGGCCGGGACCGCGCAGGCCCCCGCATGGGACACCATCCAGCCCGGCGACCTGGCTTCCAGCCCGGCGACCCCCGGCCGGTATGCGCCGCTGCTGTACGGCGCGATCTGGGGCTGGCCGTGGCAGTTCTGGGCGGACTCCTCCGGCGCGGCCGGTGACGGCAAGGTCCTGGGTGACTGCTCGATCAGCGCGAGCTCCAACGTCCTGTCCAGCGCGTCCTACGGGTTCGTGTCCGGCGATGTCGGCAAGAAGGTGATGCTGAACGGCGGCCTCGGTACCGCTGCCGCGCCGCTGATCGCCACCATCTCCAGCGTCTCCAGCGGGAACGCGACCCTGTCCGCGAGCGCCGCGGTCACGATCAGCGGCAACGGTGCCTGCGTCTTCGGCACTAACGATGGCACCAACCTGGCGACGGCGTGGTCCGCAGCGGGCACCTACGCCCTCGCGCACGACTACTACGCCGAACTGATCCTTCCCGCCATCTACGTCGACGCGAACGGGCCCGCGCAGACGTCCGTCCCGGCATACAACAGCCAGCTTCCCGCCACCTACCCGGCACTGGCCGGCACGAGCCGCAAGCTCCACCTGGCGCTCATCGGGATCGCCGGGAGCGACCACTGCGAGTTCTGGGAGTCCACGGTCCCGAACGTGCTGCCCGGCTCGATCGTGTCGATGACCACCGCCCCGTCGAGTATCGACCCCACCTACGGTCGGCAGTCCGTCATCGGCGGCCCCAGCGGCGGCGGCAGTTTCACGGGCGGGTTCGCGAACCTCAAGCTGACGCTCCGCAACGTGGGCATCTGGACGCCGGCGTACACGAACATCTGCGGTGTCGACCTCGGGTTCACCGGCGGAGCCCACTGGGAAGGGTCGGCGGCCAAGGTGTTCGCCCCGGCAGCCGCCGGCGTGCACCCGTGGCTGTCTGACTTCCCGGCGCAGGTAGGGTTCCAGTCCACGGTCGGCATGGGCATCAGATTCCCCATGGTGCAGAACAACGACGATGTCCTCGCCCCCTCCTTCGCCGTCGAGGGCTTCGAGACCGGATTCGCCGCGCAAGACCATTTCGTCGGCGTGGGCCGCGTCATCTACTCCGACCTGGCCATGCTGGTCGACCTGACCGAGGGTGCGAGCAACATCTCCCACTCCGTCAGCCTGAAGCTGAGCGCAGAGAACTTCAACGGCGCAATCAAGGCCAACGGCAGCGGCGGCCAGTGCATGCTCGATGTCCTGCTCGACACTGAGCTGACCGGCGGCGGCAACCCGACCTACGACATCTCCGACACCGGCAACGCGCTCGGCGGCATCGTCCGGTGGACCGACCCCGGCCGCACATCCGGCGCGCCGATCGTCACCGGTGCCGCCAACCTGGAAGTCATCAGCGGCAGGCGGACCCGCGGCCACGTGGCCAGCCCGGCCCTGCCGGGCAGCGGCAGCTCGATCGTCAACCCGTTCTGGGGCCACGCCTGGGTCACCGTCTCCGGAGGGTCTAGCGTGACCATCTCGGTCGACGGGACGAGCACAGGCCTTACCAGCGGCGCGGTCAGGGTGCCGTCCGGCAAGACGATCAGCCTCGGTTCCTACAGTGGCACGCCGGTCTGGACGTGGTGGGTGGACTAGGGCGCACGATAGGGTAGAGGCAGGCCGCTCGGCCTCTCTCCTGCCCGTCACCAGCCTTGAACGGTTGTGCACCGCCGTGTCTCACGCTGCCCACTTCTGGGTCTTCGCCGTCGTCCTCGCCGTGTTCCTCGTCGGCATGATCGCCATCGTCGCGTTCGCTGACCACCAGCCACCCCAGGACGATGACAAACCCGGCGACACGGAGTCCAGACCGGATGAGATGCGGCTCGCCGCCTGACATGACCGCCGGGGAGGTGCCATGCCGCCCTCGGCACCGGCACCCGGTCCCGGAAACTACATCTGCCTCAAAACCGGCGGATGGCTGGCATGGCTCATACGCCGCTCCACCCACTCCAAGGTCAACCACGCCGTCATCGTCACTGCTGACGGCGGCATTATCGAGGCAACGCCCCAGGGCGTACAGCGGGGCACCCTGGCCGAGTACGCAGGCTCGTACGCCGTGGCCAACACCGCCGAGGCGATGACAGGCAGCCAGCGCGTCGCGGTGGTCACGAAAGCGCAGAGCCTCATAGGCGACGCCTACAATTACGCGGACCTGCTTGCTATCGGCCTCGGGGACCTTGGGTGGCACTGGCGGCTCCTCCTGCGCATCGCACGGGCCGACAAGCTGCTCATCTGTTCACAGCTCGTCGCAGTCTGCGGCGCAGCAGCGGTACCGCCGATGCCGTGGCAGTGCGGGAAGGCGGATCCGTCGCAGGTGACACCCGCCGACCTCGCTAACAGGACCGGCACTGAGCCCGTGAGCATCTGATGCCTCCGTTTCGGCTCAGCGTCCGCACCTGCTACAAGTCTCCGTCGCTCGCCGGCCGGCAACGACATAAGAGGACTGGAGCCTCCGGTTACGCGACCCGGCCCTTCACGCTCACCGGACGAACGTCATGACCGGACGAACCGCGAGAGGCGGCAATGGCCGCTTCACCCGCACCGCAGAGTCCCGCAAACGCGACTACCGCGCCGCCGAGCTCCGCGGACAGGGCTGGTCGTTTCAGCGGATCGCAGACGAGCTCGGGTTCGCCTCCAAGGGTCACGCCCACGACGCCGTGATGCGCGCCTTCCAGGACATCCCGAGCGAGGAAGCCGAGCACGCGCGGCAGCTTGACCTTGAGCGCATCGACCGGCTGATTGAGCAGGCGTGGGATGTCATGCTCAGGCCGCACTTGTCGGTGTCCAACGGCAAGGTGGTCCGGCAGTACGTCGGAGTTGAGCGCGACGACGACGGCATCGAGCGCCTGGACCTGGACGGGAAGCCGATCCCCGTCTTTGAGGACGTGCTTGACGACGGCCCCGCCCTGGCGGCCATCCGGGAGATCCGCGGCCTGCTGGAGCGCCGGGCGAAGATCACTGGCTACGAGGCACCGGCTAAGACGCGGGTCGAAGTGATCACCGAGGATGCAGTGGACGCCGAGATGGCCAGGCTGGCGAAGGAGATAGCCGAGAACGATGGCGTCTCGCCCGCTCATCCAGGCACCGCCTGAGAAGCTCGCGGAACTTGCGCGACTCAGACAGCGGCGCCGCGAGATCGAAGCGGAACGCATCGCCAACTCGGACGTCTTCTCGCTGCTCGGGTTCACGCCGAACCCTGGTCCGCAGACGCGGTTCCTCTCGCTGCCCGATGAGAATATTGACGTTTTGTACGGTGGCGCGGCCGGTGGTAGTAAATCGACCAGTTTGCTCCTCTATGCGCTTCGTGCGTGCATTCGCCATCCTGGCCTTCAGGCGTTCTGGTTCCGTCGTTCCTTCCCTGAGCTTGAGCACTCCGTTCTCCGCCTGCTGGCCAGGTACAACTATGGCCGCGCGCTGCAATGCAGGTGGCGAGCGGACAAATACGAGTTGATCTTTGCCAACGGCAGTTCGCTCGCGTTCGCGCACGCGAAGAACGTGCAGGAAGCTTCCGCGTTCCTAAGCGCCGAGGTCAATCTCCTCGTCATCGACGAGCGGACGACCCTCCCGCCCGACGTGGTAGACCTCCTTTACACCCGCGTCCGCTCCGGTGCTCCGGGTGTGCCCTGCCTCGGCATCCGCTCGGCGACGAACCCCGGCGAGATCGGCCACTCCCGCGTCCTCGCCGAATACATCGAGCCGACCGTCCATGGCGAGCGTGAGCTCATCGACGCCAACGAGCGGCGCCGGATCTTCATCCAGGCCCGCGCCACCGATACGCCCCAGCTCGGCGACGAGTACATCCGCAACCTGGCCGGCCTGCCGGAGAAGCTGCGCCGCGCCTACCTCGAGGGGGACTGGTCGGTGTTCGCCGGTCAGGCATTCGGGGAATGGCGTTACGACCGGCATGTCATTCAGCCGTTCGAGATCCCCGAGACGTGGCGGCGGTACAACGGCATCGACGGCGGCTACCGCGCCCCGTGGTGCGTCATCTGGGGCGCGGTGGACCCGGACGGAAGGCTCTGGCTTTACCGCGAGATCTACCAATCCGGTGTCGGCGAGACCGAGCAGGCCAAGAGCATCCTCGCCGCGGAAGCCGCAGACGAGCACGTCGCGGTACGTTTCTGCGACGACAGCATGCTCAATGTGACTGGCGAGTCCAAGTCGAGTGCCGTCATTTACGCGGAGAACGGCGTCCACCTGACCCCTGCCGGGAAGGGCGCTGGCTCACGCGTGACCCGCGTGAGACGCACACGGACATATCTGGGGGAAGCGCCGGCCTGCGCTCATCACCGAAAACTCGGGTGGACGACCTGCCCCCTCATGCATATTTTTCCGGCATGCGAGAACCTGATCCGCACGCTGCCTACGCTCCCGCACGCGAAAACAGGCGACCCCGAGGACGTCGACACCCACGCCGAAGACCATGCCTACGACGCGATGTCCTATTTGCTGATCAACCTCGGCGGTGGCCCGGCGTTCATCGTGCCGGACGCGCCCTCGTCGTCCATAGCCGATTCGATCGAGGCGCTGGAGCCGATGGGGAACTTCGCCCGCCGCCGCCTCGATTCCGACCCGGACTGGGACAGCGACGAGGACACGCCGAGGGCAGCCGTGCAGCTTGCCCCGTGGGCCTGACGGACTGACACCGGGGAGGTCGCGTGGCCTTCCTGGACCTGTTCCGCCGCCGTGACGTTACCGAGGCGACGCCGGTGAAGGCCGTCCCCGCCTCAGCGGTGAGGCGCGCCGGGTTCGAGACGGGCATTCCGCAAGGCGGCCTGAACGAGTACCAGGCCGGCATGGGCGCGTCGACCAACACCGACCGCCGTTCGACTCTCGTCGAGCTTTACGAGGCTTACATCGCGTGCCCCTGGTCGTGGGCGTGCATCAACGCGATCGCCCGCACCGTCACCGCCGGCGGCCTGGTCACCGACTGGGACACCGACACGCAGGAAGGCGACCAGGACGAGCCCGACAAGCCGCCCGAGGTGCTGGCGCTCGAGCGGCTGATCGCCTACGTCAACCCCCGCCAGGACATCCGGCAACTCATGCGGAACGTCATCACCGACCTGGAAGTGTTCGGCGACGCGTTCCTCGAGGTCGTGTGGTGGGGTGCCCAGCCGGTAGCCCTGTACAACCTGGACGCGGCCACCACCACGCCCATCGCCGACGAGCACGGCAACGTGTCCGGCTACGTGCAGGTGACCGACTTCGGGCAGCGCGCCAGGTTCGACGAACGGGACGTCATCCACATCTCGCTCGACGCGCCGCGCTCCGGGGTGTTCGGGATCTCCCCGACGCAGGCGGCCCTCGTGCCGATCACAACCTGGCTGCACGCCGCGGCCGGGGTGAAGGAAATGTCCCGCAAGGGACTGCCCCCGGAGATCCACGCGGACTTCCCGGCAGGCACGCCGGATAACGAGATCAAGACGTGGCGCGACAAGTACATGATCCGCAACGTCGGGCCGCGGAACATCGGGCAGCCGGTCACCACGAAGGGCGGAGCTCACCTTGCGGAACTGTCGGCCGGGAAGGTCGGCGAGCTGCTGGCCGTCAAGGACCAGTCCCGCGACGAAATTTTGGCTGAGTACGGCGTTCCGCCGTCCAAGGCGACGGTCATCGAGTCGGGAAATCTCGGCGGCGGCACCGGGACTGACCAGCACAAGACGTTCATGATGAACACGTGCGAGCCGATCGCGCAGATCGTCCTGGAGAAGATCAACTTCGCGATCACGAAGAACGGCTTCGGTGTCGAGGGCTGGCACCTGAAGTTCAAGGATGTCGACTACCGCGACGACGCGGTGATTGAGACCATCCGCGACCAGCGGCTCCGCAACGGCTCGTGGATCCTCAACCGGTACCGGGCCGACATCGGCGAGCCTCCCGTTGACGGCGGGGACGACGCGGTGCTGGTCGACCGCCAGAATCTCATCCTGTGGTCCGACATGAACGCCATGTCGAAGGCGATGATCGCGAGCAAGGGCGCGCCTGCCGTGGCGGCGGGGGAGCAACCCCCGGGCGGGGAGCCGATGGCCGGGATCGTGCAGCCGGGAACGGCACCGCAGGGTCAGGAGGACGAGGACGGCAAGCCGGGTGCGCGTGAGGCGGTCCCTGCAGACTTCCTCGCCCGGTACCGGCGGCGGCTCACCGAGGCGCTGAAGGTGATGCCGGTCACCGAGGCCACGGACGGCGGCGGCACCGGGGATGCGGTGTACAGGCAGCTATCCGGGGACTTCCCCCCGCGCTCCATCGCATGGGTCCGGGATGCGTCATGGGCGGGGCCGAAACATATCCCTGTGGAGACGATCGACACCGGGGACCGGGAGAGCTGGGATGCGAGCCATGAGCCCACGCAGGTCGCCGCCCAGCAGCGTAAACTCCGGAAGAAGCTCGCCGGGGGCAAGCATCCCAAGCCGCTGATCCTCGTGCAGCGTCCCGGCAAGGATGACAAGCTCCTGATCACGGACGGCCATCACCGGTTCCTCGCCGCGCTCGCCGAGAAGCAGGACTTCGTGTGGGCGTATGTCGGCAAGGTCGACCGCGAAGAGGGGCCGTGGACGACGATGGCGATGTCGCAGGACCGTGGCAAGGCAGCCTGACCCGCGCGGCGTCCTGTCCGCTCTCGCGGACGCGCTCAACGCCTGCGAGGACGCCGGGCTCAAACCGAAGTTGAAGCACGGGCCGCTGATCATCACCACGGCCGGGTTCGTGCTGCCCCCGCTGGACGGCGGCAGGTGGACGGCGGCGTTCCCGTCCCAGACCGAGCCTGAAGGCACACCGGACGAAGACCCGGACGACTGAAGGGGATCAGCCTTGAACGCATCTGAGACGGACATCGAGCGCGAGATTCAGGCCAAGGGCCTGACCGCCCCGCGCCTTACCCCGGCTGACATTGACGCGAAGATCGCCGATGAGCAGTACTACGTGTTCCCCGGTACCACACTGACCGTCTGCTGCATGCACCTGGAGAACGGTTTCACCGTCACGGGCGAGTCGGCCGCTGTGAGTCCGGACAACTTCGATGAGGAGATCGGGCGCAAGATCGCCAGGGAGCATGCCCGCGACAAGATCTGGGCGCTTGAGGGCTACCTGCTGCGCGAGAGCCTGCACTTCCAGGGCGAATGAGCGAGCCGCCGCCCGAGGACCCCGAGGTCGCACTTGAGCCGGACACGCTGCCCGAGCAGCCCCTGACTGCCGAACGCGCCTCGGCGTTGCTGAGCAAGGAGATTGG